CACGCTGCCCTATTACGATCAGTTTCCTCTTGGTCTACCATTCAAACTAGTACCCGGCGGTTTCTATTCGCTAAACCTGCACTACCTTCCATACAATCTAAGAGCACTTCTTCTTGATAGGTTAATACAGTTCAAGACGACTCCCGGGCTGGATGAAAAGACTCGTCTAAAATTTAGCTGGCAGCTCATTGATGGTGTAAGTAAGTTCGCGGCTGCAAAGCCCTGTGTAAAACACTATTTGTATGATCATGTCAGATCACCATTCAAGGCAATAAACGCACAGGATTGGGCAACGGCAATCATGCTTCCTGTTGAGCAATTCTCGGGAGCAACACCCCAGGAAGTGTGGCGAGACTCAATGAAAATTATTAGGAACGTATAATGTTTTCTTACGAACAATTCAAGAGCCGAGTAAAGTCTGCTGGTTTATCCAAGCAGAATCGTTTCTATGTAATGATATCACCACCAACAAGCATAGAAACTACAGATCTGCAGACTATTCTTCTACTGTGTCAATCAGCTTCGGTTACTGGTGTAAGTGTAACGACTGCTCCTGTTAGAACAACGGGTGAGCAGTTTGAAGCTCCCTATGATAGAGCATTCACGGGTGCAAACATGACGTTCTATGTTGACAAAGAAATGAAGGTACGTTATTTCTTTGATTTGTGGGTAAATTCAATTCAGGATCCCATAAACAGAACATTTGCATACGCCAAAGACTTCAAGTCACCAGAAATAGAGATTGGTGTACTGAAACTTGATAACTCTCCATCCTACAAAATCAAACTGTATGATGCATTTCCAAAGAGCGTGGGTCAACTGTCTTTATCAGGTGAGAACAACAACATCATGACTCTTGACGTTCAGTTTGATTACAAATACTACACAACCGAAATAATGACGTCCGCGGAATTAAACGAACCACTAAATCAACAGTTGATTGGTGCCGATGTTCAGGACTTTGAAAATTTCTTGGATATTAGAAACGTGTTCCCATGAACTCCAACCAAATAAAACCCGAAAATGAAACCTGGATAAACAAGAAGTGGCGTCCCGCTATGGCGTGGATGTACATGGTTGTGTGTATCTTTGATTTCATAATTTTTCCAATTCTATACACATTTGCGCAGATAAGCAAATTTTCGTCTAACATAACGCAAATAGATCAGTGGGATCCACTAACCCTAATGGGCGCGGGATTGTTCCATATGGCTATGGGTGCTATTTTGGGCATCACTGCATGGAGCCGTGGGCAGGAAAAGATGGTGACTTATAAACAACCCACACGCCCAACTAGATATGATGAGAATACTGAACATGAAAGCAACTACGATTATGGAAGAGAATATAGAGAAGATAGAGCAGATTATCGAGATAGACTCTCCAGCGACTCCTCAAGAGAAGGTCGATAAGAATCTTTCGGCTATTTTCGGAGCACCACCCATGGAAGTATCTGTTATAGATGACCAGGGTGTTGTCCCGCCTCAAGATGGTTCTGATTCCGAACTCCTACAAGCCGATACAAATCATGTCAGATCCAACATGTATAGTTTGCTGCAACAAGGACAAGATGCACTTCAGTATGCTCTTGAATTAGCAAAAGGATCTGATAGTCCCAGAGCATTTGAAGTTGTGGGCACTCTGATGAAAAATCTTTCGGACATGAATCTTCAGTTGCTCGACACACACGAAAAGAAACAAAAGATCAGCGGCAAAAAGACCGAAGAACCGGGTCCCCAAAAAGTAGTAAACAATTCTATTGTGTTCCAAGGTAGCACAAAAGATCTTTACAACATGTTACAGAATATGAAAAAGGAACAATGAAATGTCTTTACCAAAACCCCTCCTGCCTATTTTTGAACTAACGATACCATCTACAAAAAAGAGAGTAAAATTCAGGCAGTTTACTGTAAGAGAAGAAAAAGTTCTCGTACAAGCACAGCAGTCAGATGATCTAAGCATCATTGCAAACTCAGTCAAAGAAATCATAGCCGCTTGCGTTACTGGTATTGATAACGTTGAGGACCTAACTCTGTTTGATATCGAGTACATTATGACTCGCATTCGTTCTAAGTCTGTAGGTGAGATTATTGATCTAACCATGCCATGTGACGCGGATGTAACACACCCAAGAATTCCGGTTAGAATTTACTTGGAGAACATTGAGGTACATTTTCCCGAGAATCACAGTAAAAAGATAGACCTTTATGATGATGTTGGTGTCATGATGAAATATCCCAGCATAAAAGATCTCTCTTTGTTTGATAACGTGACGGGTGTCGACGCTATTATTTCTTGTCTTGACTACATCTATACAGCAGAAGAAATCTTTTTGGCTAATGAACAAACAAGAGAAGAACTGAATGAATTCTTTGAGGGACTGACAAAGAAACAAATTGAAAAGATTGATGAAACATTCTTTCAAAACATGCCAGTATTCAAGCATGAAATTGAATACACCTGTGCAGAATGCGGACACAAGCATTCAAAGACCATAAGAGGGCTCTCAAATTTTTTCGATTGATTCTCTCTCATGCTGATATGTTCGTGTATTACAAATCAAACTTTCTTTTGATGTACTTACACAAGTTTAGCATATCAGATCTTGAAGATATGTTGCCGTGGGAGAGAGAAGTTTATATTTCGTTATTGGAGAACTATATCGAAGAGCAGAAAAAGAAACACGATAAAGGACTATAATGGCTTCAGCAAGAAAAACAAAGGCTCGTCTAACAAAGAATGCCTTGGTAAAATTAAGAGCAAAAAACAAGGATCTTGTGCAAGAACAAGAGCAGGGTCTTTCTCTTACTGAAGAACAAGCGCAGTCTCTTGGAGACGAACTGGTCAAATCAACAATACAAGGATTTGAAAAAGAACTATCTAAGTCGTCCCCGGCATTGCAAAACATTGCGATGCGTTTCTCGGATATGATAAAGGAATTCTTTGTTGGTTTCAAAGAAGGAGTCAATGCAGAACTAAAGCAGTTCGTGAAGGATTCAGGCAAGGTTGTTTCAAATTCTGTTTCTACTGTAGAAAAAGCAGTAACAACAAATTTGGAAGCACTCAAACAACAGACTGATATTCCTACTCCACCTGCTGTACCAACCTTTGCTCCTACAGAAAAAGCACCTGTAGTTCCGGGTAGGAGTGAAAGCGATCTTCTTGCGTCAATTCTTGCAAGAAGAGATGCCGATAAGAGTATTGTTGCAAAGTCCACTGGTTCAAACATAAAGAACTATCTCACGGAAGTCGCTTTGGGTTCAATTGGCATGCCCGAGAAGGGGCGCGAAATTGTGGAAAAGCGCCAACAAAAAGAAACATTCATAAAGACCGAAAAGGTACTTCGCCAAGAACAATTCAAGGGAATGTCCGAGAAAGAAATTAGAAAACAACTTGAAAGAGATTTCAAGACGATAAAAGAATCAACTGAAAAACTTAAAGAGATAGAAACCCAGATTCAATCCTACAAGGAAATGGGTTACTCGGAAAAACAGATAGAGAAGTTAGGTGTGGGTGCAGAGAAACCAGAGCTACTCAAGAAGATTTCTGCTGCGGATGTATCACGTCTGTCCCCAATGAAGGAGAAGGATAGTACAAAAGAGCCTGTAAAGTATACTGAAGAAGAAAAACAGGAAGAAATACAACGCCAAGAAGTTCAAGCAAAGGAAAACGAAAAACAAACTGCTCTACTATCAGAGATCGCCACATTATTGAGGCAAGGTTCTGGCGGAGCTCCCGCATCTCCTACAGAAGGTTCATCATTTAGTCTTCCAAGTATACCATTACCCGGAAAGGGATTGTTGGCAACTGCCGCTGGTGCTCTAGCATCAGGTGCTAAAAAAATTGCAAGAGGTGCCCGAAGTGCTCTTGGTCTTGCAGCAAAGAATCCTCTAGCAAGTAAACTCCTTGGAGGTGCAGCAGCGGTTGGTATGGGTGCGTATACCGCATACTCTGGGTATCAAGATGCAGATAGACAAGGCGAAGAAAAAAGAGCCGCAATTGACGAAGCTCTAAAGAATGGAGAGATTACTCCCGACGAAGCTCTAAAACAAAAAGAACAAATTGATGCCGAAACAACAGAGAACAAAGGCGGCGCTGTTGGTAAGGGAACAGGCATGGCAGTTGGTGCTCTTGCGGGCGTCAAGGCTGGTGCTCTACTTGGTTCTTTTGTTGGACCAATTGGTACGGTTGTTGGTGGTCTTGCTGGTGGTGCAATAGGTGCTATCTCTGGTTCCTCTGTGGGTCAAAACATTGGCGGTTTTATCGGAAAGGGTGTTGCCGGTGCAAAGAACTTGTTTGGTATGGGTAGACCAACAGTTGAAACAACCGGCGCATCACAAGAACCGCAAGCTCTAGCACTTCAGGGTGTTGCCGGTGCTGAACCCAAAGTAGTCATCGGTGGTGCTCTCGGGAAATCAGTTTCAGATGAACCCAAATCTCTGTTTGAACGAGGAGTTGCCGGTGCAAAGAACTTGTTTAGTGGTTTT